TACTGCTGGCGCTTCATTTGAAGTGGCAACAATTTTCCCAAATGATACAACCAGTTTAACAAATGGTTTTCAAGGTGGAGTTGTTGCAAATGCAGTAAATACCTTTTCAATGGGCATAGCAGTTGAGGGGGCTAATTCAACAGGTTTTAAGGCAGTCGATATAACAGCTGCGACCCCAGGTAATACCGCTACAAACTATTCGTTTATGTCCAAAGGTATTTACGTTGGAACATCAACAATTAGCAGCGTAACCATTGCAACACTTTCTAATTCTTTTGATGCTGGCACAATCTATGTCTATGGAAGCGCGGTCTAATATGAAAATTATTGAAAGAACTTTTGATGTGCAAACTGGTGAAACAGTAGATATTGAACGTGAATTAACATCTGATGAAATAGCAGAACGCGCAAAATCAGAAGCAAAATTAAAGGCAACAAAAGATGCTGAAGCGCAAAAAGCAGAAGCAAAAACCGCATTGCTTAAACGTTTGGGTATTACAGCTGATGAAGTGGCTCTATTACTTGGATGAAAGCCCACCTTTGTAAAGCTGGTATCCAAGTTCGTGAGCAGATAGATGACTGTTTCCCAGATAGAGATAGGCGTTCCGATGGCTGGATTGGGGACTCTCGCCATGCAGCGACTAAGTCAGACCATAATCCTTTGCCACCTACTATGGTCGTTCGTGCCATTGACATTGACTCTGATTTGGGTGGAGCAAAGAACAACGCAACCTATCTTGCTGATCAGATTAGGATTGCCGCCAAAACAGACAAGCGCATTGCCTACGTCATATACAATGGAAAGATTGCTTCACCCATTCTTAAGTGGAAGTGGCGCAAGTATTCCGGCATTGACCCCCATACATCGCACCTTCATATCTCGTTTACGCCTAAAGGTGATGACGATGGTTCTTTTTTTCAAATACCTCTACTAGGAGCAAATAATGGCTGAGCAATATAACTTCATCATTGACCAAGGTGCTGACTGGTATCTAAACATTGCATATAAAGATTCAACAGGCACAGCAATCAACCTAACAGGTTACACAGCAGCCATGCAGTTTAGACTCACAACCACCAGCGCAACAGCCGCTATTAGCCTTACACAGGCATCCGGTATTACCATTACCGGAGCAACAGGTAACTTGGCTATTCGTGCCACAGCTGCACAAACAGGTGCGTTAGATGACTCAGCAAAGTATGACTATGATCTAGAGATAACATCACCAGCAGGCGTAGTAACACGATTGATTCAAGGCGTAGCGAGTGTGAGTTCACAGGTAACACGATGAGCGATTTAATTGTAATACAACCACAGACAAGCACAGTTGCCGTAACTGAGCAGGTAAACAGCGTTGTTGTGTCATCAGCAGGCGTTACCGGAGCAACGGGCGCAACAGGTGCTACGGGTGCTACCGGAGCAACAGGGGCAACTGGCCCTGGTTACTCTGGCGTAACTTCAACATCTACAATTACTATTGGAACAGGGCTTAAAACATTTACTCTTGTTGGCAGTTACGCTGGCGCATACATTACTGGTGATCGTGTTCGAGCAATTCATTCAGATACTCCAACGTATTACATGGAAGGTTATGCCAACTATGTAGGTGGCGGCACTCTTATCATTACGGTTGATGTAACAAACGGCAGCGGATCACACAATAATTGGAATTTTAGTATTGCAGGTATAGTAGGTGCAACAGGTTCTACTGGCGCAACTGGCGCAACTGGAGCGACTGGTGCTACTGGCCCACAAGGCCCACAAGGTATTCAAGGCGATAAAGGAGATACAGGAAATACCGGAGCGACTGGTGCCACAGGTGCAACCGGGGCAACAGGCTCATCAGGCATAATAGCCGTTAATGCACCAATTACTAACTCTGGCACTTCAACATCTGCAAACCTTTCAGTATCTGCCGGATCAACATCAGCTGCAGGAATCTTACAACTAACGGATTCTACTTCCAGCACCAGCACTACAACTGCTGCTACTCCTAACTCAGTCAAATCTGCTTACGATTTGGCAACTCTGTCACAAGGATTACTTACACCAATTTCAGGTGCGTATTACAGAACCCCTGTTGCTCCTGCCTCTACAGCAGTAACCAGCTCCGTAAATACTACTTATTATATGCCCATACAATTTAATCAATCAGTTACTTTAGACAGAATTGCCATAACTTCGGGTTCAAATTTTTCCGGTTCCGCATCCGTTCGGTTGGGCATTTTTGCAAATTCAGGTAATAAACCCAGCACAGTAATTCTTGATGCTGGAACTGTTGCACCTACCGCGGCAACTACGGCTTATGCAATTACAATCAGCCAAACATTATCTGCTGGCATTTATTGGATTGCTATGAATAGCATTACTGCCGCCTCAACAAATACATATTATGGTGTGTCTAATACACTTTCATCAAGCATAAGCCTCTTTGGTGGCGCATATCAAAGTTCGACTACTTCAAGCCCAATGGTGGCATACACACAAGCCTATACAGCGACTTCTGCATTTGCTACCGCTGGAACACTTTCAATGGCCGCAGCCGGAACATTTACTTCTGTAAGGGTTTCTTAATGAAAATAATTACATACGGCATCGGTGGTTATGACGAGTCAAAGCCAAATAACAACGTTGTTGAAGAAATCGACATACCAGAGGAGACAGAATGAAACACCCAGTATTCCTAATGTCAGGAGCGTTCTTAGCAGCTTGGGCTGCAAGCAACTTCTCACTTGATTACCGCGCAGTATTGTGGGCAATCCTTGCAGGCGTATTTGGTTACGCAACTCCGAAAAAATGACACAGACAGACTTTTTCACTCTTTACATAGCGACAATCTCAGTCATTGGTGGCTTGTCTGGATATGTCATCACGCATTTATTGGGCGAAATTAAACGCCTTAACTCGCGTGTTGATGAGATTTATAACATACTTCTAGAGCGATAATTTAGCCATGGCACGCAGAAAAGTCATAGACGTCACTGACTACTCAGCTCTTGACCAATACTGCATTGGTCTTAATGAGTATTACAAATCATTACGGCGTAGTGGTTTCAGCGTAGATCATGCACTTTATTTGATTACTGCTCCGCAGACGTATCCAGCAACGATACTTCCAATACCTAATTGGTTGCCGGAACAACCTGGCTACTACGAGGATGACGAGGACTAACCTTGAAAATAGTCGTGATAAGTGATCTACAAGTTCCTTTTCACAACCCCAAAGCAGTAGCCAACGTTTCAGCCTTCGTTCGTAAGTTCAAGCCAGATGAAGTTATCTGCGTTGGAGACGAGATTGACTTTCAGACCATTAGTCGCTGGAGTTCAGGCTTTGACGAACACTCCAAGACCATAGGCAAAGACCGTGATATGTGTGTTGATGTCATGTATGACCTACAGATTACTCAGCTGAGCCGAAGCAACCACGGCGCACGATTGTTTACTGCTTTGTCCACCAGATTACCCGGACTTATAGGCGCACCAGAGTTAGAGATTGAGAACTTTCTACGTTTACCTGAATTGGGCATTAAGTATCACAAAAAACCATACGAGATACCCGGAACTAACTGGATTATGGTGCACGGCGATGAGCAAAGCACAAAGCCACAAGGGGGCATAACAGCCCTAGAAGCCGCTAAGAGGCATGGAAAGAGCGTTGTGTGTGGACATACTCACAGGCAAGGAATATCGTCTTATACGCAATCGTCAGGCGGTTTAGAGGTATCTAGATTAACAGGCTTTGAAGTAGGGCACATGATGGATACACGTCAGGCTTACTACACAAAGGGCACGTTTAACTGGCAGGCTGGGTTTGGCGTTATGTATGTGGATCGTAAGCGTGTCGTGCCTATTGCCGTTCCCATAGAAAAGGATGGCTCTTTTATGTTTGAGGGCAAAGTCTATGGCTAAGTCCTATTGTGGCGAGGAATGGCTTGGTTTTGAGGATGATTTCGTTATCAAATTGTTATCAAAAAAGACCACAATGAGGTTGAAATAGCCTCCTAGATAGTTCACACTTAACTTAATCCACAAGATATGTGGACAAGTTAGGGGCTACAAATGGAAATAACGCTGGAGGAATTGGCGCAACTGATTAACTTAGTTGGGTCAAAGCAAACAAACAATCAGATAATAACTGCAAGTATGCAGACACAAATTAAACCAAAAAACAAGCGCACTAGAAGCTTGTCCAGACACTCATGGACAGACAAAGAATTTAACGTGGTCGAAGCCATGACTCGTGCTGGTTATTCACAAAAGCAAATTGCCAATGAACTTCAATTAAGAGTTGGTCAAATTGACGGCGCGCAGATGGTATTGCGCAAGCAGGGCAAGTTGGGGCAGTCATGATTGATTTAACTTACTTTGAAGCTGTTGGTTTATTGCTTCTAAGTCCAGTCGCTATGTATTACTGCTATTGGCGTGGCTGGAGTAATGGCAAGCGCGAAGGTTACATGTCTGGCCGCGCTGTTAGCCGTCATCCGGTAAACAATGATCGCTAAAGAAATATTACAAAGTGCCACAGATGTCATCGGTGATAGAGGCGCAATTTACGGACATCCCCGAATTAACCAAACACGCATTGCCTTGCGGCTGCAACAACTTCTCGACACGCCAATCGCGGACTACCAGGCTTGTCTGGCACTCGTTGAGGTTAAACTCGCACGAATACAAGAGAGTCCTCACCATATCGATTCATACATCGATGCGTGTGCATATCTCGCACTCGCAGGGATGCTCGCTACTGAAAGGGATTTAGATGGCATTTAACCTGGACAATTACGAAACCGTGGAAGTAAGACTGGAAAAATTTATTAAAGACTGGCCAGACTTCCGCATTGACACAGAACTGGAGAGTTTTGCAAATGATAGATTTATTGTTAAAGCGTACATATACCGCACTTTTGCAGATGGTGTCGCGTTCGCAACCGGATACGCTGAGGAGAAAATTACTGATCGCGGCGTTAATGCGACTAGCGCGCTGGAGAATTGCGAGACTAGCGCAATCGGTCGTGCGCTTGCAAACGCTGGTTATGCAGCTAAAGGAAAAAGACCAAGCCGCGAAGAAATGGGAAAAGTCGCTAGAGTAAAAAATGATTTGGCAAGTGAAGCAATAGCAAATGCACCATTAGCAATTAACAACACTTGGGATGAGTTTGTAAGTGAGAAGCCAGTCCAGCCAGTTGTAACTATCGGTGAAGCTGCTGAAATGGTTCAACAATCTTTTGGTGAGGCAGAACCAATCCCACATTGTTTTCATGGCGAAAGAACTACTAAAACTGGCGTAACAAATGGAAAAGCATGGAAAGGTGCATATTGCACACTTCCAAAAACACATCCAGATTATTGCAAAAATGTAATTTGGTATGTCTTATCTAAAACAACAGGCAAGTTTCGATTACCGGAAGGAGTTGAATAAATGAAATTTACAAAAAAACAAAATATAGAAATAACCAAAGCAAAAATTAAAATAATGGCTTACCCAGCAAATAGAGGAACAAGAAGGGCAATTTTCAATTTATATAAAAATTGGGCAAAAGCACAATTACGTATTGGCGAAGATTGGAGTTTGAATAAATGGGGTATGTAGAGATAACAAGACCAGATGGCACTAAAACTTTGCTAGGAGAAGTGCCGGTTCTGATCTGTCAGATGTGTAACGAAATGCCGCACTTTGATGATTCTGTGCGAATCGTTAGTATAACGCCAATCCAATGGCAATGCGAGAAATGCCACGCAGTTAATGGCTAATCACCGCAAACACAGGGGCTACAAAACACAATCCGTCGTAGCCAACTGGTTGAAGCAATGGTATCCCTACGCTGAATCTACTGGGGCAGGTAGGCAAGGCGAGGATATAACTGGGATACCATTCTCAATAGAAGTTAAGGCGCGTTCAGATTTCTCACCATTAGCATGGATTAAACAAGCTGAGAGCAACAAAGGTGGTAAAATTGCTTTTGTAGTTAGCCGCTGTAATGGACAGGGCGAAAACGCTGAGGAGTATTTAGCCTTCATGCGGCTTGGTGATTTAATGAAATTACTCCAAGACCGCGCACCTAATAATGAACCTACCAGATGCAAACAATGTGGATCATGGATGCTGGAAAATGCCATTTGCCACACTTGCCAACAAGGAGGAATATCACTTGCCTAGTTATGAATACAGATGTGATAACTGCACAGAATCTATTGACAAGGAATTCCCTATTACAGCTCAGAAGCCGGACAATATAGGCATCTGCACTTGTGGTGGGGTGTTCAAACGCATATACCATTCAATACCGACACACCTAAAAGGCACAGGATGGGGGAGTAAGCCTTAAATCAACTAAGCCAAATCGTCTCAATATGTGAGATGACACGCCGAAGGAGAACGCTCAAATGAACAATGGATTTGACAAGGGCTTTACACTTAACTTGCTAAAGTGCTTCAGGCACTTCGCGCAAGCCGCAGCGCGGATCGCTTGCGCAGTAGTAAGTGTCATGGGGATACTATTCATTAGCGCGGCTAATGCATCAGCACCAGTAAAGACTGATCTCGAAATACAATTAACTCCTAAACAATATGCAAAACAGGTTTTACCATTTCATCAATATCAATGCGCATTAAAGCTCTATACAAAAGAAAGTAATTGGCGGCCAAAGGCCAAGAATGGTAGTCATTATGGGATACCACAAGGTAGATCAATATACTTAAAGACTGCTAATCCAATAGCCCAGGTTAAATGGGGTATCGCGTATAGCGATGCACGTTACGGTAGTATGTGTCAAGCATTAAAACACTTTAATCGTAAGGGCTGGCACTAATGGGTGATAAGCATTTAAGCAGTGCAGCATGGAAGCGTCAGCGTCTCATAGTGTTAAGGCGCGATTGTCATATCTGTGCATACTGTGGTGAAGCAGCTAATGAGGTAGATCATGTGCAACCACGTGTGCAAGGTGGGACTGATGACTTAGATAATCTGGTGGCCTGCTGTCGCATGTGCAACCTTCGCAAGGGTCGCCGCTCAGAAGCCGTTTTTTTAGGTCGGCAGTCTACCCCCCCTGTCTTTCAAGGCAATCTCTCT